CCATCAGTCGCGTTCTAACCTAACTACGAAAGGGCAAACAAATGGCAAAACTCAAAATAACAAGGGCAACAGGCGAGGTTAGTGAACACCAGATCACGCCTGGTATTGAATATGCCTTTGAATTGTATAAAGGCAAAGGATTTCACAAGGCCTTTGCAGAGGACTCTAAACAGTCCGACGTGTTCTGGTTGGCTTGGGAGTGTTTAAAGCGCGCAGCTGTAACAGTCCCATTATTCGGCGCAGAGTTCGTAGAGATGCTTGCCAAGGTCGAAGTATTAGACGATGACCCGGAAGCATAGGGCGTGACTCGTTTACTTACCTGGTCGCAAGGATCAGTTTAGAAACGGGTATCGCGCCTAACGATTTATTAGCATTAGATAGCAGGATGTTCAAGGCTTTATTACAAGCGATAAAAGACAGGAATAAGGAGATTAAAAATGCCAGTAACAGTAAAAGGCGGCATTGAACTCCGTAAAGCCCTAAAGAAATTTACGCCTGATTTAGCTAAAGAAACACAGAAAGAAATGGCTACTTTATTAAAACCTGTAGTGTCTAAGGCTCGAGGTTTTATCCCATCCCAAGCACCGTTATCGGGATGGGGTAAAGCCAAGGGTAATACTAGATGGGTATGGGATGGTCGAGCTGCTAAAGGCGGCATAGGCTACAAAACCACACCTAGCAAAGTAAACCGTTCAGGTTTTAGATCATTATCTAGAATTGTAAATGCATCGATGTCTGGTGCAATCTATGAAACCGCTGGCCGTGTTCACCCTAACGGTCGCGAACAAGGTACATCATTTATTGTTCAACGCCCAGGCTATAACCAAGGTGCAAACATAGTAGCTGCTGGCCCCGGTCAAGGTCGCAGTCGTAATCCACAAGCAGGATCGTTATTCATCCAGGCTTTGAATCAAAATGGCATGATCGTAGATGCTAATAATCAAACAGGTGCTGGCCGTAGATCGCGCAAAATGAAAGGCCGCGCAATCTTTCGCGCGTGGAAAGATGACGGCGGTAAAACTAACGCAGCTGTCATTAAGGCCATTGAATTATCAAGAGATAAGTTTAACGCGGCCGTGGGGTATAACTAATGGCTATTGATCCATCCGTAAGAATAGATATTGCCGCTGAATTTACAGGTAAAAAAGCCTTTGATAAAGCGGATAAATCCACAGTTAATTTAAATAAAAGTGTTAAGAAATTAGCTAAAGGATTTCTAGGCGTATTTGCCATACAGAAATTAGTGTCATACAGCAAGGCCAGCGTTAAGGCATTTGCCGAGGATGATGCCGCAGCTAAAAGTCTAGGCATGACATTAAAAAACCTTGGCCTTGCCTATAGTTCAAACGTAGGCACGGTCAATGGCTTTATAAATCGACTTGAAGCCCAGACTGGCGTACTCGATGACGAGCTGCGCCCGGCCATGGACAGGCTACTTAGGGCTACAGGTGACGTAGCCAAATCTCAAGAATTGTTAAACCTATCGTTAGATATTGCAGCTGGTACTGGTAAAAGCGTTACCCAGGTATCACAAAGCCTACAGAAGGCTTACCTAGGGCAGACTGCCGCCATTGGCCGTTTAGGCGTAGGCATATCTAAGGCCGAACTAGCTACAGGTAATTTTGAGGATATACAGAAAAAACTAAATTTATTATTTGCTGGTCAAGCTACTACTGCTGCCAACAGTTACCAAGGATCGTTAGATAAATTAACAGTAGCCTCTAATAACGCTAAAGAAACTATCGGAAAAGGCTTAGTAGATGCTTTAGCAATTCTAAGTAATTCCAGCACCGTAGACCCAACAGTATCAGCCATTGACAAAATTTCTAATGCGATGGCAGATGGTGTTAAAGAAACTGCTAAATTTATAAAAGTAGTACAAACTTTATTTAGTGATTTAAGTTTTTTTAGTAATAAAAACACAGTAGCCGAAGCATTAAGAATTAAAATGGGTACTGGGTTTACCACCCCTATGACTATTTCAAGCCAGGATACTCAACGAGCAGACAAACTAGCTGCAGATGCTGCTAAAAAAGCCGCTGCGGCTAAGATCGCAGCAGAAAAAGCGGCCGCCAATGCAAAAATCAGAGCCGACAAATTAGCAGCTGCTAATAAAGCAAAACTGGATAAAGCTGCTGCCGTATTCGATCTGCAAAAGATTCAAATAGCAGCTGCCTTAAAAGGCAAGATCAGCGAAGAAGAAAAAGTACGCTTATTACTTATGCAGGCTATTGAGGATGAAAACGCAGATAAGGCCGAGGCATTAGCTAAAAAACTAGAGGAAATTCAGAAGCAAAACGCCAAGATTGCCGCCGATCTTTTAGCCATTAGTCAAACTAAAGACCCATTTTCTACATGGGCAGGCAGTTTACTTTCCGCTTACAATGAATTGAACAGGCTAAAGGGCGGCATGTTAATGATTCCGGGAGTTACTTTTAATCCTGATCAAAATAAAGATCGCAATTATGATTTAGGTCGAGGCGGCGGTGGCGGCGGTGCTGGCACTGGCGGTGCAGGTGGCGGTGCAGGTGGTGGCGGCGCAGCCGTTCAGGATGTCATTGAAAGCATCTTTGCAGAGGATGAAACCATTGAGGCTATTTTAGAAAAGGTAGAAAATGTTGCTGCCGATGCCGCAGCTGCCGCTGAGGCTGCCGCTGCATCTGTATCAGAGTCACAAGCTGTTGTAGATTTCTTAGCACAGGCTGTTACCAATAATGACCCTGTTGCTGGTGTGAATTTCAATCCTGGTCAAAACAGAGATCGCAACTTTGATGCTGGCTACAGTAATGCCCCTACTATTATTGTTAATAACAATGGCTCAGTCATTATGCAAGATGAGTTTATTGAGGCAATAAACAATGGCATGTTAGCAGCAGCTCGATCTGGCCTACAGCGCAACCCTGCAGGTTTCTTACCGGACGGTGGCTAATGACAGTCCCAGTTATTAATGCGGTTATCAACTTTTCTACTGGCCCTAGTTTTGCACAGGCATTTATTATTGGCGAAGGCATATTAGGCACTAACGTATTGGCAGATTCAGCTGCCGTTATCGTAGATGTTAGTAACGTAGTAGATAGCGTAAGCATTAAGCGCGGCCGTAACCCACAGGTAGATGAATTTCAAACAGGTACGCTAACCCTGCGCATCGTAGATGAGTCAGGCGCGTTCAATCCTCAAAACCCGAGCAGCCCCTATTTTGGCCTACTTGATCCAATGCGTAAGGTATCTATTTCGGCTACATCGTTAGGCGTTACCTATCCAATGTTTTCAGGCTTTATTACAAGCTATACAACTACTGAGCCGCGTAACGCTACAGATGTCGCCTATACAACTATTCAAGCCGTAGATGCTCAGCGATTAGCGCAAAATGCTCAAATCAGTACCGTTACAGGTGCAACTGCTGGCGATCTAAGCGGTACAAGAATTAACCAAATCTTAGACATGATCTCATGGCCACCGTCTATGCGCGATGTTGATGCAGGTTTAACTACCATGCAGGCAGATCCTGGCACAGCTCGTACTGCCTTAGCCGCATTACAAACCGTTACAAATAGTGAGTACGGCGCGTTTTACGTTGATGCGTCGGGATCTTTCGTATTTCAGGATCGAAACGTTACTACGGCCAGCATCGCAGGTACGCCTACCGTGTTTAACGATAACGGCACAGATATTGCCTATGCCAATGCAGTCTGGCGTTTAGATGACACCCTTATATTTAACCAGGCGAACGTGACTCGTACAGGTGGCACAGTCCAAAACGCTACCAATGCAGCTAGTGTTGAGAAATATTTTGCCCATACTTACAATATCCAGAACTTGCTCATGCAGACCGATGCAGTAGCCCTGGACTATGCCCGTGCTTACGTTGCCAGCCGTGCGGAAACTAGCGTTAGGTGTGATGCGATCGAACTAGACCTTTACACAGATAACTATGCCAATGGGATCGTAGCCGCGCTTGATCTTGATTTCTTTGACCCGGTAACTATCACGACAAACCAGCCTGGTAGCTCGACTTTGACAAAAACACTTCAAATTTTTGGCGTGGCACACAGCGTTACACCCAATAAATGGCGTACTACCTTTACTACACTTGAGCCCGTAATAGACGGGTTTATATTGAACTCAACTCAATACGGCGTACTTGATACATCCGTATTGAGCTATTAAGGAGATAAGAAAATGGGAGCAGGACTAGGCTTTAAAGATTTTACAACAGGTGAGGTTTTAACGGCTAATGACGTTGATGGCTACCTAATGCAAGGCGTGTGGGTGTTTGCTAGTGCAGCAGCCCGTACAGCTGCAGTGACTAGCCCACAAGAAGGCAATATGTCCTACCTTAAAGATACTAACTCTGTTGAGTATTACAGCGGATCGGCATGGGTAGCAGTCGGTGGTGCTGCTACTCCAACTTGGACAAATTACACGCCAGTAGTGACGGCTCAGACTGGTTCAATAACAACTTACACTGCGTCCGGCAGATATTTTCAATATGGCAAATTCTGCACAGTCACTAATATTATTAACGTTACAAACATTGGCACAGCGGCTGGTAATCTTTTTTCAACCCTTCCATTTACAGCTGGTTCATCAACAGACTTTTCAGGATCAGTTAGGGAAACTGATGTGAACGGTGATGGCGGTACTGTTCTTATTCCGGCAAACGATACAAAATTACAAACAAGACGTATCGGTGCTGGTGTTTTTTGGTGGGTTAATGGATTGAGATTAGTTGTAACTATTACTTATGAAACGGTGTAAAAAATGACAATACCTGGCTGGGATGATGAAGTAGTATCCGATGAATTACATCTTGCGCGGCTAAGAAATTGGCGCGATAGCGAACTGGTTAAAACTGATTTTAGCCAATTACCAGATAGCCCAGTAGATAAACTGGCGTGGGCTGAGTATCGCCAACTATTGCGCGATCTACCTGAACAAAATAAAAACCCACAGCTAATAGTTATCCCTATTCGGCCTGCATGACAGCGATAAGTTATAACGGCTGGCCAGCCTCTAAAGATGTTGAGTCGATCCGTATCAAGTCTTACGCAATTAAGGGCAGCACTATTAAGCTGCGTTGCGCATATTTTGCTGCGCCTTTACTGGTTGCCTTTGCTGAGTCTTTTCACGAATTGATCGAGCCGATTGATGGCGGTGCGCTAGATGACTGGGGCTATTGCTATCGTGATGTTCGAGGCGTACCGGGCAAGTTAAGTAATCACGCATCGGGTACAGCTATTGATCTAAATGCGACTAAGCACCCATTAGGTAAGGCTGGCACGTTTCCAGCTGAGAAAATTCCAATGATCCAAGCATTGACTAAAAAATACGGCCTTAACTGGGGCGGTAATTGGTTACGCAAAGATGAGATGCATTGGGAGATAGCACAAAATCCCGTAAAAACCGCAAAACTAATAGAGAAGTTAGGATTAAGTTATGCCGACTAGCGCACAAGTAACAGTAACCACATCAGCTACATTATTAGTAGCTGCCAATATTGCTTATCAGACAGTATGGCTACATAATCTAGGCGGCGGTGCTGTCTATTTAGGCAATGCTAATGTAACTACTGCTAATGGTTACAAGCTAGACAACGGCGATAAAATGCAATTACTAGTAGGTGACAATGAAGGCTTATATGCTATTGCTGCATCGGGTACGCATACGATTGCAGTACTGAACCAAATCAACTAAGGGCATTTAGGAGTAAGACCATGAAAGAACAAGCTAAGGCCGCTGGCCTGTCCTACCTACGCGCCGCTGTTAGCTGCGCTGCTGCACTTTACATGTCCGGTATCACCGATCCAAAGACACTAGCAAATGCCTTCGTTGCAGGTTTACTTGGCCCATTAATGCGCGCCATGAACCCTAGCGATTCTACTTTCGGCGTTAAGTAATGACGGCCGCCCAGTCGCTAATCGCAATAGCCATAGGATTATGTACTCTTATGGGGTTTGCGGCTGGGCTGGTTCGCCATCTAGTTAAGTATTACCTAAGCGAATTACGCATGGACAATAACGGCGGCCATAACCTACGCGGCCGCGTTGATCGCATTGAGGCCAAGGTAGATTCGATATACGAAATTTTACTTAGCCGCTAGGCGTGTCGGTTATTGACCACTGTCATACCCAGGCTTTACCCTTAATTTACACGTTAGGCAGGGCTACCTAATTCGGTGCAGCACGGCTTAACCCAAACAAGGGCGAAGTAAATGGATATAGAAAAGGTAGTAGCGTTAGTAATTCTTACTAATATTGGTTGGTTCGTAGTAGGTTGGTCGGTTGGTTACAAAGAAGGCGTTAAAGATGGCTTTAATCGTGGCCGCGCTGCAGGTTTAAGAGCTGCATTTAAC